CCTTGATTGGATGGACGAGAACGATAAAGAGGTGTTCAAAACTGGTATGGAAATTGACCAACGATGGGTTGTTGAACATGCGGCTGATCGTCAGCAATACATAGACCAAGCACAAAGTTTAAACCTGTTCTTTAGGCCTGATGTAAATGTTAAATACCTACACGCCTGCCATTTCTTGGCATGGAAAAAAGGATTGAAGACATTGTATTACTGCCGTTCTGAAAAATTGGCCAAGGCTGATAAGGTATCTAAACGTATTGAGAGAGAAGTTATTAAAGAGTTGGACATGAGTGCGATTGCTCAAGGCAATGAGTGTCTGGCTTGCGAAGGTTAATATTTTAAAAAGGAATAAAAATGAAAAAATTACTAATCGTTGCCATTTTGGCATTAACATCAGTTGCAAGTTTTGCACAAAAAGAAAAACCAATGGTTATCTATGATTTCCCACTCACCAGAGTTATTGATGGTGACACGGTTGCATTTCAAGCAACATTCTTGCCACCACCACTGAAACAAGAATTAAGCATTCGTGTGTTTGGTGTTGATACACCTGAAAAAGGTCATAGAGCAATGTGTACACAAGAAGCACAGCGTGGCGAAGCAGCAACAGCATTCACCAAAGCACAAATCAATGCCGCACAAAAAAGACAAGTTGCATTGATGGATTGGGACAAGTATGGTGGTCGTGTTCTTGGTGATGTTCTGTTAGATGGTAAGAGTCTCAGAGCGATGTTAATTCAAAATGGTTTCGCACGTGAATATTACGGTGAAGCAAAACAAAGCTGGTGCAACAAATGAAAAAGATTATTAGATTTACCGCTTCATGGTGCCAACCATGTAAAGCAATGGCAATGATTCTAAACAATGTAGATTCACCATACCCAATTGAGGTTGTTGATATTGATGCACAATCAGATGTTGCAATTGAATTTGGCATTCGTTCAGTACCAACACTGGTAATGATTGAGGATGGTACTGTACTTAAGAAGATGATTGGTGTAAAATCAGAAGAACTTGTGAAAGAATGGATCAATGGTTAAGAAAAATCCCAGCCGACTGACGGACGAACGCAGTTCATTTAAACCCTTTAATTACCCATGGGCATATGATGCATGGTTAAAACATGAACAATCACATTGGTTGCATACAGAAGTGCCAATGCATGAAGATGTAAAAGATTGGAAGAATAAGTTATCAGCTGAAGAAAAACATTTTCTCACAAACATTTTTCGTTTCTTTACACAAGGTGACATTGACGTTGCAGGTGGTTATGTAAACAACTATCTACCATATTTCCCTCAACCAGAAGTACGCATGATGTTGTTGGGTTTTGCAGCACGTGAAGCATTACACATTGCCGCATACTCACACCTGATTGAAACACTAGGCCTGCCTGAAACAATGTACAATGAATTCATGGCTTATCAAGAAATGAAAGACAAGCACGACTATGTGATGGACATTTCTGGTAAGAATGGTACAAAAGAGAACACTGCTCGCCATATCGCCGTGTTCAGTGCCTTCACTGAAGGTATGCAGTTGTTCTCATCTTTTGTTATGTTGTTAAACTTCCCACGCACTGGTAAGATGAAAGGCATGGGACAGATTGTTACTTGGTCTATTGTTGATGAAACAATGCACGCTGAGAACATGATGAGATTGTTTAAGACATACATTTCAGAGAACCAAGAGATTTGGAATGATGAGTTGAAATCATCCATTTACACCATTGCTGAACGCATGGTTGAATTGGAAGATAAATTCATTGACCTAGCGTTTGGTTTCAATGCTATGGAAGGTCTAACATCGGATGAATTGAAGAAATACATTCGTTACATTGCTGACCGCAGATTGATTGGTCTTGGTATGAAAGGCATATTCAAAGTTAAACGCAATCCACTACCATGGGTTGAAGAAATGATTAATGCACCAACACACACCAATTTCTTTGAGAATCGTGCCACAGACTATGCCAAAGGTGCCTTATCTGGTTCATGGGATGAGGTGTGGAGTAAGGCCACAACATGAACCTCGACCTCATTATTTTTATCTCAGTAATAGCTATTACTGTTGGTTTAATAGCATGGGATGGGTGCAACAATAAGGATGGAAAAGATTAAATGAGTTTTTTAGTGGCAAATCTACCACCAGTAAAATGTTTTGTTCGCAGAGAGTTTCTCTATGACTTTGAAAAGGGTCACGGAGAACTTGAACCATGTTGGTGGATATCATTGAAGTCTCAGCGTAGTCAAGCGTTTCGTATTGAAGCATACTTAAATGAATATGGTGCATTGTATGACAAACTGCCATTACATGCATTTTGTTGGAAACCTATAGAAGGTGAACCATACCCTTTAGATTTTCTACAATTATGGAACAGCATGTCTTATGATATTACTGTAATAAGAAAAGCAATGATATCAAATATGAGATGTAAGATTAAGATGAAAGATGGGTCTTGGTTGGAAGGTGAATACCTTTTCACTGTTGATTCTGCACATCCAGATTTTAACATTATAGATTGTGGTCATAGTGAAGACGTTGAAGATCACAAATCTTTCAACTTTATCAAATGCGACAATGGTCAGTTCGCTGCACAGCCAAACAATCGTGTGGTGATATTAGAACCAGCATCCAATCCTAAAAAGATGAAGATACCAGATTTCAATGTCGCTACCACTAGATGGAATGTTGAGATGGATCCAAAGTGGGACTATGGCCTGCCAGAAAACAAATGGAGAATGAACGAATAACATTAACATCCTTTGTTGTCTATATACTCAAGTAATAGTATATGGAGGTAACTTATGTTAATAGTAAATCACGAATGTGAATCGTGTGGTTCAGATTTTGCAATTCAATATGATGAGACAGAGTGTGAGAGTGATCCAATGCACTGTCCCTTCTGTGGCGAATATATAGCTTTAGAGGAAGATGATTTTATCGACCCTGATGCTGAAGAAGAATAAATGTCATGGTTTTATAATGGAGTAGAGGTGACCGACCAAATGATTGAAGGTCAATATGGTTACGTCTATTGTATCACAAACAAAGTAACCGGTCGCAAGTACATTGGCCGGAAGTATTTCACCAAAGCCGCAACAAGGCAAGTTAAGGGTAAAAAGAAAAAGACCCGTGTCAATTCAGGTTGGCAAAACTATTTTGGTTCAAACAAAACAATCATTGAGGATGTGGCCACTATGGGAGCAGACAGTTTCCATCGTGAGATTTTGTATTTCTGTAAGAATCGTACAGAGTGCAGTTACTATGAGACTTATGAAATATTTGTACGAGGGTGTTTGCTTACGCCTGAATACTATAATGATTGGGTCACATGTAAGATTCGTAAAGCTCATCTGAAAAGCAACACCAATACTTATAAAGAAGGAGAGGCCAAACATCAACTTTCACACATCATTGCCTAATAATTACCGTAAAGAGAGAAAACCAAGAATGGCTAGAAAAGCAAATACCAAAATCATGGTGTCTGATTCAGCGGATACCAAACCACGCAGTAATTCTTTAAGAGTGAAAATCGATGACTTGCAAACATTCGATCCACTAACGGAGAATCAAAGACTATTCTTTGATGCATATAAAAGAGGAGATTATTTTGTTGCACTACATGGTGTAGCAGGTACAGGTAAAACCTTTTGTGCTTTGTACAAGGCAATAGAAGAGGTGCTCGATAAGAGTAACCCATTCAATAAGATAATCGTGGTGCGCTCTGCCGTGCAATCACGTGAGATTGGTCATTTACCAGGTGATGTAAATGAAAAGATGGAGATTTACCAACAACCATACAGGCAGATTTGTGAAACCTTATTTGGTCGCAAAGACGCATGGGATAGATTGGAAGAACAAGGCCACATAGAATTCATTTCAACCTCATTCATTCGTGGTATGTCCTTTGATGATGCCATTATCATTGTGGACGAAATGCAGAACATGACCTTTGAGGAGATAGACACCGTGATGACACGTGTTGGATATCGTTCCAAGATCATTTGGTGTGGTGATTACAGACAGACTGACCTCAACAAAAAGAA